CGCCAGCCGGGAATGCGTCGAGCATAGGGATCGAGAAGGAAGTGGAGTCTCCTGGATTGTTCTGTGCGCCACAGAACTTTTCCCAGTTCGACCAGAGAAGACGGTTCGGGACGAAGAAGAAGAAGAAGTCGATGTAAAGGTTGTCCATGATCGGGACGACTTGAGTAGCGAGACGCGCGAAAGTGTGAAGAGTAAGGTTCGCCGTGTCGCCGGGAAGGATTTCGTCGACCATGATAGGGACGAGGAAGTCGAAGTTGAAAGTGTCCTTGAGTGCGAAGGATCTGTCGAACGAGGACCGTGTCGTGTTGACGGACGGTGTTTGGGCGAAGCTGTGTTGTGAATGTCTGTTACCTAGTTGCATTTTTTCCTCTTAGTTAGAGCTTCAGGAAATTCTGAAGTCGTTGAAATTTAGATTTCGTTATTTCTTTTTGTTGAGTGTTTCGATCGATGACCGGTGTGAATATTCGACCTGTTTCTGAAGCGCGAAGGCGTCTCTCAAGGTTCGCCAGGTCTCGGTCTGTTTTGTCTCTTTGTTCTCTTTCGGACGCCGCCAGAATCTTATCTTGTTTAGTCTGTGTAACATAAGCGAGCCACTCCTGTGGTTTGTGTTGTTTTAGCCATTTTTCGTAGTAGCGCGGAACTCCAATTGATGTTCCGTCGCTGAGGATGAGGGAGCCGTGGAGAAAGACGTCTTGCCAGTATTTTTCGAGCCACGTTTTACCGATGGCGTGCTTGGAAGACTTTTTTGATATTGGGTGAAATTCGTGGGAATCGTCATAGCCGTGGACAAGTTTTTTAGCTGCATATCTAGCGCAATATCCAGCTGATTTAAAAGTGACCGAGCCGAGTTCCGAGTTTCCTTGGGGCCAAAGCCTTTCAAGATTTTCAGAAGTAAAGACTTGGTCTCCTCCATCGTTTGTATACTTGTGTTTAAGATCTGAAGGTCGCCAGTTAAAGAGGATAGCGTGCCAGTGGGGCCTTTTCGTTTTTTCACCATATTCTCCTGTTACAAAGACCCCAATGGGGTCGTTCTGAGTTTTGCGTAAGCGTTTCATGAATTTCTGAAAGTCTTCATAGTGGAGACGACCGTCACCGAGGTGTTCGTCGTCGTATGTCAAGGTAATGAATGAGTTCTTTTCGTGCATTTGTGCTTCGTGTACGCAGCGGACGGCCCATTGACGGGCATAGTCGAGTCTGCATTCGATGCATTTACCGCATGGAAGTTGGAATTCAGCGAATTCCTTGCTACGTTGTCTTGGAGACCATGAAATGGTTTTACCGTCAGCCTTGAAGCCGACGGTGCGAGGAGAAGTGCAGCGCATACTGCTTTTTTCCTTGTAGGGCGCCCAGAGTTCGGTCTGGCGCCTTTTTTTATGAGTTTAGGTTATAAGCGGATTCCGCCTCGGAATTTGCGTGGATTGGCGTTGTTCACTGAATGGACGCCAGTGTTTTTTCGGAAAACCTTGCGTGAGCTACTCTTTGACATGGGACGACGTTTCATATTGCTCCTGTTTCCAATAGGCAGAATAGAGATTCCAATCTTTGAAACCTGCCTGTCGCGATAGAATGTCTAATACTTGACAATAAGACAAGGCATAATCGGGATTTTTTTTAATTCGTTTAGCGAGCATTTTTAAGATCCAAGGTTGAGCTCGCTTTAAGTCGTAACCTTCAGTTTCAAGAAACATGGTTTACTCCTTTTGACACACGGTGGTGTGTCAGTGGGCCTAATTACAACAAGGAAGTGTAATTAGGCCCTGTGCGTTACTGCCTCAGTTTTGCGTCGACTGCGCGCATGAGTTGCTGAGGTTTTTGTGCGGTGTATTCGCATGAGTCGTCATCGAATGATCCGACGAGGTAGAGTTCGAAGTCTTCAGCGAATTGCTGAATGTTGGTCTGAGGGTCTCGTGCGAGTTTCATGAATACTCGCTCTCCGTCACCGACGGAGGGTGCGAAGAAGGGTGCGCTGTATGCGCCCTTGAGATCTTTTACTGAGAATGCTTTGTACTGCATATGTACCTTTCGGTTGTTGGCATCGCTGCCAGTTGTTCGGTTCCTGCAATTTGTTAATTGCAGGCATTTTGTCTAGTTTATTTTATTTTTTATTTTTGCTTTAGGGAGCTGCGCTCCCTAACACCCTAGCTCGGAGGCAGACCGTCCAGACGGTCTGCTCGGATTTAGATGAGGTCTCGCCAAGGCGAGAACCTCTGTGAGATTTAGATTTGGACTCGCCGTGAGAATGGCGAGTCTCGGACTAGCGCGCTTTGCTTGCTTGCCTACGAAGAGATTACTCTTCGTCAGGCGTTTTTGGGGCGGGTTTAGGAGTTTTTTTAGGGCCAGTTTGTTTGATATCGTTTAGATCGTTAGCATTAGTTTCTGGCTGTATTAGTTTTTTTTCGTAGAGCCCCAATTTTACTCCTTCGTCGTAGTTTTTAGGATCCTGGACAAACTCGATTAGTTTGGACGGATCGTTTTTGAATTTTTCCCGCACGTCTGCGGGTAGGGATTGGAAGGCCTCTTGGGCTTCCATTACGGTATGTAGCATACCTTGGTAGTCTTTGATTTCAGACATATCGGCGTAGACGCCTTGTTTTCTGTTTAGGTGGTGGATTTCACCGGTGGTGATGTATTTTTTCATGATGTGATTTACATCACATTCATCTTTGAATTGTTGTTGAGTCATAGAGGGTTCGTTGTTGATGAGCGAGGCACTTAAAGTGCCGTTTTCGCGCATTCGATATTCGAGACCCCAGGGTTGTTTAGTTTCTTTGTCGTACATGTCGGACATTTTTTACCTCGGTGTTAGTTGGATGTTTTGATGCTTATCGTTGAACTTTTTCATATGGTTTTCAAGATAGGGCGAGGGACGTTTAACTTTTTGAGCTTCTAAAGCCTTATCGATCCAGGGTTCAACGATTTGATACCCTTTGTTTATGAGATCGGCTTTCGGAAGATCTTTGGATAGGACTTTGGTTTCCATATTGGCTTTGTCTGTTTGAGATTTTACAAGGCCGATGTCGGCACGGCCTTTCTCAAAGTTGTTTTTTATAAGCGCCATTTCCATAGCTGATTGGGCGAAGCCTTCCATAGTGTTTTGCATTACGGCTTGAGCGCCGGATGGGGTCGAAGCCCCAGCGTTTGCGGACAGGATGGGGTTAAGACCAGCAGCTTTGAGATCCGTGACCTCTCGTTGATGGGCGGTGGAACTCATTCGTTCTTGGAAGTACATCTGCTGTTTCGCGATGTCCTTGTTGGCTTCGTTGGCATCTCCTTGACCAAACATTTGGCCAAGCATACCGGAGCCGCCGCCGATGACGGCGCCAAGTGGACCGCCTAAGGCACCGCCGGCAGCCATGCCGGCGATAGAGAGTGCATTTTTCCAGTTGAATCCCATTAGAACCTACCGAGTGTCGCAGGGACACTGTAGGTGACCATGGGGCGTGCGTGTTTGTACTGAAAGTAAGCGTCGAAGAGTATTTGCGGGGCCGCTGTATTGGCAAGTGCTCGGGTGATCGGAGTATTTTGGACGATCCAAGTTGAGTTAAGAACCGGTAGAGTGCTGTACTCCTCTCCCATATGCCATTGGTCGATAGCGGTAGCGAAGGTCGGGCGGAATTGGCCATGGATTTCAGATGGCTTGTAACGGTATTCGGCGTGTCGCTCTTGATAGCCGAAGACTTGGTCGTCAGCGGATGTGCCTTGAACCATAATTTCTTTGTTTAGAATCGTTTGTTCGCCGAGTTCTTGGAGTTTCGGCCAGAAGAAGTCAAAGCGAGTACGGCGTGACCACATCCGATTAATACCCTGAGAATAGGTGACGTCAGCGCGGGCGCAAGCCAGTCCAATAACGTAACCGTGTTCGACGAATGATTTAGTAAAACCAATATTCTTACCTTGGGATGAGGCGGTTCCGAAGGCGCCAAGCTGTGCAAAATAGTTAGCACCTGAGGTCGGAGTATTCTGCGGAACGGGATGAGAATTGATCCGTATCTCACCTCCTCCGAGGTACTCGGGACGTTGGAGACGGAAATCAGGAGATGTGACGTTGAAATGAGCTTGAAGAATTTCAACATAGCGAGTGCCTCCGCGTGCGTCGAGTTCTAGAAGAGATTGGGTCATGATGGCAAGTCTGAGGGAATTGATCGTAGCAGCCGTAGCTGTCGAGAGATCCGCCTGAAGAGTGCCGGCAGGGTCCCAGTAAAGCCGGTTACCGGATCCAGTCTGGAATTGAGAAGACGCGTTAATTTCGAGAGCGGAGAAGGCCGCGCCGCCAAGTAGCGCCCCATCGGTCGACTTGCGGGCGAGGATACCTATCGCATTGTTGTTAGGACTGACTGAGACGACAGGAGCAGAGGTACCCAGTGGGAGGCTAACGGCGGTTCCCTTTTGAGGCCATGGCAAGGCGCTGGCGAAGTAATCGTGGCGACGGCCACGCTTTAAGAGGGCGTAGTCAGCGATTTGGTCAGGACCATCATCCGTGTTGATGGTGGGAGAGTTCTGGAGGTTTTGATCACGAAACCAGTCCCGCCAGATTAGGTTATACGCGCGGAGCGGCAAAGTGTTTTGGCACTGGTAGGCGGCGGCGACGTCAGTAGGAAGACCCATCTTGTCGTAGATGGTGTCGACCTCAGGACCGCCAGCAGGGAATGCGTCGAGCATAGGGATCGAGAAGGAAGTGGAGTCTCCTGGATTGTTCTGTGCGCCACAGAACTTTTCCCAGTTCGACCAGAGAAGGCGGTTGGGAACGAAGAAGAAGAAGAAGTCGATGTAAAGGTTGTCCATGATCGGGACGACTTGAGTAGCGAGACGCGCGAAAGTGTGAAGAGTCAGGTTCGCCGTTTCGCCGGGGAGGATATC